ATGGCTCAAGCTATTACTGCTTTTAAGTCGCAGAAAGCTGATGCAACACCAGACGTCACATCACTACAGCAACAGTTAACGCAGGCACAAGCAAGTGCATTGCAAGCTAATTTAGAGCGAAATCTACAATTAGCAGCAATCGAGGAAGGATTGCCTGTTGGTGTACTACCTTATGTGATGAAATTGGCTGATACATCAACTCTCACACTTGAATCGAAACCAGAAGATTTCAAAGCTATTGTCGCAAAAGTTTTGGAAGACGTTCCTGCACTGAAGCCAAACAAAGAAGAATCAACTGGGTTTCAACAAATCGGATCTACCGGTAAAGCACAACAAACTAGCCAAACTGATGCCATTGCTGCAGCGTTTGGTCTTTAAGAAAAAGGAGAATTAAATTATGACAGTTTATAACTACGCAGAACAATTCGAACAAGCTTTGCATCAGAAATATGCAAAAGAACTTGCGTCTGTAGATTTGTTTAACTCAAATCCACAAGTGAAATTTATCAACGCTCAAACAATCAAGTTACCAAACATCACAGTATCTGGTTACAAAGACCACAATCGTCAAACTATCGGTTTTAATTCTGGAACAATCTCAAACGATTGGGAACCAAAGAAACTCGAACATGATCGCGACATCGAATTTGCAATCGATCCTATGGATGTTGATGAAACAAACCTTGTCGTCTCTATTGCCAATGTCCAAAATACTCTGGAAACTGAACAAGGTATTCCTGAAAAAGATTGCTACGTGTTCTCAAAACTCTACACAGAAGCAGGCAAGTATACTGCTAACGGTGCTACTATCGACACTACAACATTGACTGCAGAAAATATCTTGCAAAAATTTGATGATGCCATGGAAAAAATGGACGAAGCAGGCGTCCCATCTGAAGGTCGCATTTTGTACGTCACTCCAGCTGTCAACAAGCTCTTCAAACAGGCTAAAGACATCCAACGTGTGCTAGGAGTGAATGGTTCAAATGGCGACGTCAAACGCTCTATCTATAGCCTTGATGACGTTAAAATCAAACAAGTGCAATCAGCTCGCATGAAATCACAATACAACTTTACAAATGGTTGTGTCGCAACAGATGAAGCGAAACAAATGAACTTCATCTTGATCCACCCATCTTGTGAAGTTGCTCGTGAAAAATACTCTTACATCAAAGTATTTACACCAGGGCATGACTCACGTACAGCTGACAACTATTTGCTCCAATCTCGCTTTTACATGGATGCATTCTTGATCAAGAATAAAGCAGCTGGTATCTTTATCAACGCGACAGCGTAAGAAAGGATGGTGTAGCATATGGTATTAAAAGCAATTAAAGGCGCTCGAGTCTATGATATCGATGAGTCAGCGATCAAAGATTTTGTTGGTCGTGGCTTTGAAGTCTACGAAGATGGTGAATTAAAATATGGTGGATCTATCGACAAGGTGTCAAAAGAGGAGTACGAAAAAGTTTTGGATGACTTGAAAAAAGCTAATGCTGAAATCAAGAAGTTGAAAGAAGCTAAGGAGTAACAGTCATGTATGCTAGTCCAGATTATTACAAAAAGACGTTTGTTGGTGTGATTTCTGCTGATTCAGAAGTTCTGGCTAGCAAACTTAAATCAGCTTCTGACAAGATTGATATACTTACGTTCAACCGAATCCGTGGCATTGGATTCGACAATCTGACGCCATTTCAACAGGAAGTTATCCGAAAGGCTTGTTGCCAGATTGTTGATTTTGAGGAGGTTAATGCTGATTTGATAGCTACTACGGTTTCAAACTACAGCATTAATGGTGTGTCAATGCAATTTGGATCAAATTGGAACATTGCTACAGAACAAGGTGTTGTTATTTATCGCAAAACCTATGAACTTTTGAAGCAAACAGGATTGACGAGGAGGATTATTTGATGAAATTTCCACAACTTGTCTTACCTCAATTTTGTCAGACGCCAATCACAGTCACAGTCAACCAAGAGGGAGTTTCTGAAGATGGCGAACCTTTGGAGGCGTTTAGAGAAAGTCTAAAATGCAATTATCAGGACGGTGTCAAAACAGTCCTAACCGAACAGAAGAAGCTGGTCCAAATTACTGGGTCAGCTTATTTCGTTGGTGATATTGCACCGTATTTGCCTACATTGAGCGGTGGGACTGCAATTGTATTTGGTATTGTCAGGAGGATTGTGGACAGCCGGAAAGCTAGAAATCCAGATGGGACTGTTAACTATACCTACATCGGATTGGAGTGATGCTATGTTTGTGAATTCTACAGTAAAGCTAGATTTTGGCACTATCCGTAAACTGGAAAGGGCTCAAATCATAGCACTGGAACAGACTGCTGAATACCTGCATACAGAAGTTGTGCAGGCACAAGTCGTACCATTTGATAAAGGTGTGTTGCAAGGCGAAGCAATGGCTCCAGACTACTCACGTTCATCCCAAGGTGTAGTAAGCCTGGTACATTCCACTCCTTACGCAAGACGATTGTACTTTCATCCTGAATATCAATTCCAGACGAAAGAAAATCCTCATGCAAAAGGGAAGTGGTTTGAAGCCTGGGCTGATGGTGGAAAGAAGTCACACAGAATAAAACAAGCCTACGGGCGACTATACAAACAAATCACGGGGGTTTAAGCATGATTACACTAGCTGAAGTCCGTGACTGGATTAAAACATTTAATGCAGCGAATAACTACTACATTGGCAAGCTCGATAATAAGCAAGAAAACAGTATAGGCATCTATCAACGAAAGACAATCGATGGTCCTCGGGTAGCAATAGGAGGCAGATCACTGGCAAGCTATGAAGTTAAATCAATCAGCATCTTAATCCACTGGAACAAGAATGCGAATGAGACTGAGAAGCGTGCTCAGTACCTCTACAATCGTCTATTTGAGGCTGAATCGGTTGTTATAGGTGGAACACCTATTAAGATGATTGCCTTATTACAGAACGAGCCTGTGGACGTAGGAACAGATGATAATAACGTGTATGAGCGTGTTATCGAGCTTGATTTATATTACGAAAGAGAAAGAGAGGGCAACTAATGGCTCAGAAAACTGGGGTATTCCCCGTATATGAAAACCAGTTCCAAGTAAATAAAGGAACTGCAGGAGTTGAATCACTTGTTGATATTGCAGACATGGAATCATTCTCAGTATCATTTGATAATGGTGTTGAAGAATGGAAACCATTTGACCAAAAAGGTTGGACACGCCGTTTGATGACTGCGAAGTCAGTTACAATTTCCGTTTCTGGTAAACGAAACGTAGGTGATGCAGGTAACGACTACATTGCAGGTCTTGCGTTTAAAAATGGTCGCGATTCTGAAGCGGACTTCCAATGGACTTTCCCAGATGGAACTAAAATCAAATTTAAAGACGCGGTTATCAATCTTAAGGACTTTATCTCGGGGGATTCAACTGGTGTTGCGCCATTGTCATTTGACGTCATGTCAAATGGTAAACCGGAAGTGGTGCCAGCAGGTTAATTTAGAGGGTTTCGACCCTCTTTTTATTTTAAGGAGGAAATATGGCTGAAGCTGAAGAAACCAACGCAATAGCAACCATGGCTTTTATTGATACCGATACAGGTATTGAATACAAGGCTGGAGATACCGTTGATTTAAGCGGTAAATCCAAAGAGCGAATCGAAGCTATGGCAAGTAAAGAAAATCGAACTGGTCAAGTACTGATCAACATTTTATCTGAAGAAAAGGAAACCGAATAATGTCAAAAGTAATTGATATCACAGAAAAACTCAATTTTGAAGAAAATCCAAAATTGAAAATTAAAGATGCTGAAATTGAAGTCAATACAGATGCAACAACTGTACTGACTCTGATGCAGACTATCGGTGATGAAGAAGGTACTCCATCTGCAAAAAAAATGATGGAAATGTTTGAGCTAATCTTCCCTGAAAATAGTCGCAAAACACTTGATGAAATGCGTTTGAATTTTGCTGATTTAACTACAGTTATTGAAGCAGCGATGACATTGGTCATGGGAGAAGAAGAAGCGGGAGAACAGTGAGCCATACTATGACCTATTTGAGGATTTCGATTTAATCGTCAGTTCTCTCAGGACACAGTATGGCTTATCTGTATACTCTAATGAATTTAAGAATATGAAGTGGAAAGAGTTCAAGGCTCTCTTAGCTGGTTTGTCCGGAGAAACACCGCTTGGTCGAATCGTCCAAATTCGAAGCGAAGATGACCCTAAAATGCTAGAAGTATTTTCAGAAGGTCAGCACCGTATTCGCAACGAATGGAGATTGAAACTTGCCAAAGAGAAAACAGAACAAGATTTGACTCAAGTTCTTGAAGAATTAAAACAAGCCTTTGTTGAGATGGCTAAGTAGGAGGTGATAGCTATTGGCACAAACAGTTGGCCAGATTGGTCTTGACCTTGTCGTCAACGACAAACAATTTAAAGGGCAGATGAGTGGCTTGCAAGGAATGGCGACGAAAGCTGCCAAGATGCTTGCAGGAGCATTTGCAATCAAGAAACTTGTTGATTTCGGAGCTCAAGCTATCAAGCTCGGTTCAGATCTCAACGAAGTACAAAACGTTGTTGACGTTGCTTTCCCACGCATGAGCAAGCAAGTTGATGACTTTGCAAAACAAGCTATGTATACCTCTGGGTTATCAGAGACCATGGCAAAACGATACACCGGTACATTCGGTGCGATGACTAAAGCTTTTGGTTTTAACGAACAGAAAGCTTACGAGATGTCAACAGCCTTAACTAGTTTAGCGGGCGATGTGGCATCTTTTTATAATATTAGTCAAGATGAAGCCTACACAAAGCTGAAATCAGTCTTTACTGGTGAAACAGAGACACTTAAAGATTTAGGTGTTGTCATGACTCAATCAGCACTTGATGCCTATGCAATGGCTAATGGATTTGGAAAGACGACACAAGAAATGTCTGAGGCAGAAAAAGTTGCTTTGCGGTTTGCATTTGTAACAGACAAGCTTTCACTGGCTAGTGGCGACTTCGCTAGGACATCTGATAGTTGGGCTAACCAAGTTAGAATTATGAAGCTACAGTTCGAAAGCTTTATGGCAAGCGTCGGAGTTGGCTTGATTAACATTTTTACCCCAGTTATCAAAGTCATTAACTTTTTGCTCAGCAAATTGCTGACAGTAGGTAATGCTTTTAAAGCATTGACAGAACTATTTACTGGCAAGAAGTCTATGAAAGGCTCCGGTATTCAAGAAACTGCTGATGCAGTTGGTAATTTAGGAGAGGCTTCTGATGGTGCAGCAGGAGGAGCTGGCAACTTAGGAAAAGCCGCCAAAGGAGCCGGAAAGGCTGCGGATGGAGCTGGTAAAGCAGCTAAGAAAGCTGCTCAAGAAATGAAATCTCTCATGGGATTTGACCAAATCAATAAACTATCTGACTCATCCGATAGCGGAGATGGTGGTGGAGATTCTGGAGGCAGTCCTGGTGGTTCAGGCGGCGGAGGTGGTGGAACACCTAAAGGCGCTGAAGTCGATATGGGGAAAATTGCTGAAGGTGGGAATCAATTAGACGGTCTGTTTGATGGATTATTTAAACGATTGCTTGAACTCGTCAAATTGTTCCAGAATGGTTTCAATGCTTCATTTAGATTCGATGGTGTTGAACGCCTTCAGAGTGCTTTAAAAAGAATCGGTGAATTACTACAAGAGATTTTTACAGATCCAAAAGTTGTTGCTTCTTTTCAAACTATGCTTGATAAGATAGCTTATGCTCTAGGGCAATTTACTGGCTCGATAGGGACTGTCGCTCTCGGGATAGGAGTCTTTATAGCCGAAAGTATAGCAAACGGATTACAGCGCCAAAAAGAGCGTATTAAGAGTGCTCTCGTGTCTCTATTTACCAACATAGGAAATGTAGCTGAGGTTGCTGGTAATATCGTTCAAGCTTTCTCAAATGGTTTTTACGATGTCATCACATTTTCTGGCGCTGTTAGAATTGGCAGTGCGATTGTATCTGCGTTTTTAAGTGCTGGTAGCACAGTAATCGAATTAGGCAGTAAGATAGCAGGAGATTTTGCTAAAGGAATTGAAAAAGCAATAGTCCCGAATATTCCACAGTTAGTAAAAGCCTGGACAGGATTATTAGATGGCATCGCTCCTGTTTTTGAAAGTTTAGAATCACTGGTAGATGATGTTGGTGATGCGTTGAAACGTGTGTACGATGACAAAGCAAAACCATTTATTGACTCTTTGACAAGTGGTTTTGGTCAGTTGATGAAAAGCTTTTTGGATGGGTGGAATACTTACCTCAATCCAGTTCTATCAAAATTAGGCGAAAAGTTTTCGGAAGTTTATGACGCTCATGTAAAACCAGCTATCGATAATCTCTCTATGCTTTTAGGTAGTTTTTTTGATTTTTTCAAAGCTGCTTGGGAAGACTTTGTTTCGAATGTAGATTTCGAAAAATTCATGGAGATTCTTAGTGGATTAGTAGAAGTTGTCGGTACAACGTTGATCAATGCTATTGCGACACTCTCTGATATTATCGGTGGTCTTGCTCAAGCTCTATCTGGTTTGATTGATTTTGTAACGGGTGTTTTTACAGGTGATTGGGATTTAGCTTGGAACGGAATTAAAAATCTATTTTCCGGTATTATCAAATCTCTCTTGGCCGCGCTTGGAATTGACATCGATTCGATGATTGCAGAGTTCACCCGTTGGTGGGAATCTGTTAAGATCATTTTTGCACCTGTTGTTCAATGGTTCAAGGATAAGTTTAAACAAGCTTGGGATGCCATTGTTGCTATCTTTACCGGTATTGGTTCTTGGTTTTCTCAACGCTACAATGAGTTAAAAAGCAATCTTGCTTCTATTCCTGATTGGTTCAAAGACAAATTCCGCAGCGCGTGGGCAGGTTTAACAGGTATCTTCAATCCTATTGCAAGTTGGTTTGCAGGGAAGTGGAGTAATATCCAATCTGCTCTTGCTAGTATACCAGGGTGGTTTTCTTCAAAATTCCGCGAAGCATATAACAATGTCAAGAATGCATTTTCCGGCATTATCGGGTTCTTTAGCGGACTTTGGGGGCAAATACGCTCAACGTTTACTCATGTTGGAACCATGGTTGGAAGCGCCATTGGCGGTGCTGTACGTAGCGTTATTAACGGGGTTCTTGGCACGGTAGAAAGCACAATCAATAGTGGTATCAGCTTACTCAATGGCGCTATTAGCGTGATTAATAAATTACCTGGTGTAAATATCGGTGGATTTAGTTACATTGGACTACCTCGACTTGCTCAAGGTGGCTTTGTTAAGGCCAATACACCACAAATTGCCATGATTGGTGACAACAAGCATTACGGTGAGATTGTTGCTCCGGAAAATAAAATGCTTGAAATGGCACGTCGTGCAGCGGAATTGTCAAATAATGGCGGTGGACCAGAAGTTCTAGCCTTACTGACACAGTTGTTACAAGCGGTTCGTGCTCTTGATTTGACAATTGATGGTGATAAAATCACCAAGAAGATTGTAGATAAAATCAATGAAATTGCAATTAAAACAGGGGAATCCCCCCTCATGATTTAGGAGGTATGCATGAGTGAAATATCAGTAGGTGGAGTAGCTCTTGCTTCTCCAGTTGAAATCAGTATCAATAATGAGATTATCTGGTCATCTTCTACGGGTCGTAGTGCTAGTGGATTGATGACGGGTGACGTCATTGCAGAAAAACGTACATTCTCCATCAAATGGGGAATTATCACAGAAGCAGAAAGAAATCTTATCAAGTCTAAATTGGTAGCCGGATTTTTTACTGCAAACATTTTAGGACAGTCTATCACTGGTTATCGCGGAACTATCACAGAGACAGTAATGGGGCGTCTAAGTGACGGTGTGACCTATTACAACGGCTTATCTGTATCTATTATCGAGCAGTAGGAGGAATTATGCTAGAAGTAACATCGGATTATATCAAAGCAATAGAGAACCATCTGCGCGTGTTTGAGGCTAACTTTGACTTAAATGGTAAGAGATACACAAAAACCAAAATTGCATCAGCTACTTACGACAGTTCAATTGGTAATAGTAATGATTTTACAATTGGTGGTGGATACATCAATAGTCTAGAAATTGAAATTAAAGAGATTATTGAAGGTCTGCAAGAAATGATGCCAGCAACAATGTCGGTAGCAATTGCGGGTAAAACCGTCCCACTTGGAAAGTTTTTTGTTACTGAGGTCAAGCTAGACCGTAATGATAAAAAGACCAAAATTAAGCTACAGGACGAGTTTGTTAGATTGTCTGGTCCTTATGATAGTCAGCTTACTTATCCAGCTTATACAAGGGATATTTTAGCCGAAATCGTGAGAATGACAGGGATCACGACAGATACTAATATCCAATTAGTAAATGATCAAGTTGCGAAGAAGCTAGAAAAAACAACTTATCGTGAGGCGTTGGTTTACTTGGCACAATTATCAGGAAGATTCGTCAGATTTAATCGTAATGGGAAGCTTGATTTTATCAAATTAAAGACGACATCGAGACATATTACCAAAGATATGTATAAGCCTGGGGGATTAGAACGTGATGAGATACCTTACAGGTTGAAAGGTATTGAGTGTGAGTCTGCTGATAAGGTTGTATATAAATCAGGATTGTCCACAGGTAATATCATGAAGTTAAAAAATCCATGGGTTACACAAGAAATTCTGGATCGTGTCTTCAATGAATACCGTGATTTTAACTTTTATCCATATACATTGTCCTGGCGTGGTGATATGGCCATGGAAGCTGGTGACTGGGTTAAAGTACACTGGGATGAAAATATCTATTTTGAGATTCCAATGCTGTCCTACAAACTTTCGTTTGATGGTGGTTTATCTGCCCATAGTAGTGGAAATGCTGCTGGAATTGCACAAGGTACTTATAAATATAAGGGGGCCATGCAACGTCAAATAGAGTATTTGGACGAACTTATCACTAAACAAGGTAGTATGTACCTTGATACATCAAGCCCTACCAAACCAAAAAATGGAGATATATGGTTTAAACCTAATGGTGGCTATGTTGAAATGTGGGAACGTGTAGAAGGTTCATGGGTTAAAAAGGCAGACAGCGCTAATGTCGGAGAAATTGTCAATACGATAACCACTGATGAATTGCTAGCAAAAAAAGTCTCTGCAGCGATTGGTAATTACATTACGTTAAATGCTAAAAATATAACTGCTGGAGATCTGGATTTAGCACGTTTGCGAATCATGAATGGTTTGCAAGAGATTGTTTCCGTACGTGACGGCAAAGTTGTGATGAACATTGATAAACTCACAATAAACTCTAAAGATGTAGCAACGAAAGAAGATCTAAAAAAAATTGAATTGACTCCCGGACCTCAAGGGGAACGTGGGCAACAGGGGGTGCTGGGGATCGAGGGTGTGCGAGGCCCTAAGGGCGACCCTGGACCACAGGGAGCAATAGGTCCTAAAGGAGACCGAGGGGAGAAAGGGGAGCGTGGCTTACAAGGACTTCAAGGTTTGCAAGGTGTCAAGGGCGACCAAGGTATCCCAGGAGTTAGAGGAGCTGACGGCCGAACACAGTACACGCATATAGCTTATGCTGATAATGCTACTGGTGGTGGTTTCAGTCAAACAAATGCAGATAAAGCCTATGTCGGAGTGTACGTTGACTTTAATGCGACTGACAGTAGAAACCCTGCTGATTATCGCTGGACGAAATGGAAAGGTCCGAAGGGAGAAAACGGTAATGATGGTCCTCAAGGTATTCCAGGTAAACCAGGGGCAGACGGACGCACTCCATACTTGCATAGAGCTTGGGCTAATTCTGCCGACGGTCGTGATGGCTTCAGCACTTCTGACAGTACTAATAAGCGCTATCTAGGTACGTTGACGGATTTTACTGAGGCGGATAGTCAGGATCCTGCAAGGTATAAGTGGACAGCTCTCTTTGATAATGTTCAAGTAGGTGGCCGAAACTTATTGAGAGGGTCAAAAGGTCCTTTTATGCCAGACAGGAAGCCTACGAACTTTGATAACCAAATACTATATCACAACGAGACATCTATACATCTCGTCCAAAATGAGAAATATAGAATTTCGGCGAAGACTGATGGAATTTTTAGTTCTCAGCACAATGGATTAAAAGAGTCAGATAATGTGGTCTTGTGGCTGATGGATAAGACTGTTACGCAGTATCAAATTGTGTCAGATGCCAAAACTGGCACAACTGGCACAGAATTTGTCTGGAGCCGTCCGACTGGCACCTACCATCTGCGGGTCAATACTTATCGCAAAGACCCGGAAAAGCTGAAAAGTGTTTGGGAGGTCAAAGTAGAGCAAGGTACCATTAAAACTGACTGGTCCCCAGATCCTGAAGATATCCAGAAAGACATTGACTCTAAAGCTGACCATAAATTGACTAATGATCAATTAAATGCGCTAGCGGAGAAAGCTCAACTTCATGACGTAGAATTAAAAGCTAAGGCGACAATGGATCAGTTCAGCGATTTAGAAAAAGCCTATAATGCCTTGGTAAAATCAAATGCAGACAGCCAAAAAAAATCCGAATCCGATTTAATCGAAGCAGGCAGGAGAATTGAGTTTTTATCAATAGAATTTGGTGGCTTGAAAGAGATGAAAAAGTTCATCGATACCTATATGAGTGCTTCAAATGAGGGGCTCATCATTGGAAAGAACGATGCTAGTTCATCAATAAAAGTCAGTCATGATCGAATTTCCATGTTTTCTGCAGGTAAGGAGGTAATGTATATTTCGCAAGGCGTAATCAATATTGACAACGGTATTTTCACCGCGTCAATTCAAATTGGACGCTTTAGAACAGAACAGTATTATCTTGACAAAGATGTGAATGTTGTTCGATATGTAGGAGGTTAAAAAGAGGAAAATGACTAAATTTATCAATTCTAGTGGGCCATTGCACTTGAATATTTATATTGAACAAGTTAGTCAGGACATCGCTAACAACTCCTCTAGAGTTAGTTGGAGAGCTACCGTTGACCGCGATGGAGCTTATAGAACATGGACTTATGGTAATATTAGTAACCTATCCGTATGGTTAAATGGTTCAAGTGTTCATAGTAGTCACCCGGATTACGATACGTCCGGTGAAGAAGTGTCGCTAGCAAGTGGTGAAGTTACTATCCCTCATGAAAGCGATGGGACAAAAACTTTCTCAGTATGGGCTTCATTTGATCCTAATAATGGAGTTCACGGAAATATTACTATCTCGACTAAGTATACGTTATCCAGCTTGCCTCGTTCTAGTGCAGTAGCTGGTCTAGACGGAGATAGAAATCTAGGCTCTCGTCATACTATACGAATTGACAGAAAAGCAAGTTCATTCACTCACCAAGTTTGGTACCGAGTTTTTGGAAGTGACTGGATAGATTTAGGTAAGAACCATACTACTAGCGTTTCCTTTACTCCATCACTAGACTTAGCACGATATTTACCTAAATCTAGTTCTGGGGTTATGGACATTTGTGTTCGAACATATAACGGTACTACTCAAATAGGCAGCGACGTGTATTCTAATGGATGGTACTTTAAAATCCCAGACAGTGTAAAGCCTACCTTCACAGATCTTTCATTAACTGACATGAATACGGTCGCAAGACGGCTTTTGGGTGGAAATGACTTTTTACAAATCATTTCAGATATCCAAGTAAACTTCAACAATGCGTCTGGCGCATATGGTTCTACCATAACTGGATATCGAGCTGAAATTGTTAATAGAAAAATGGTCGTAACTAAAAACGGTGGTAGTTTTGGTATCATGAACTTTAGCGGTTTGGCAACCATTCGAGCTTATGTTGTCGATAGTCGGGGCAAACAATCAGATACTAAAGATACTACTATCAACGTGATTGAGTATTATGCTCCTTCCTTTAGTTTTTCCGCGCTTAGAACTAGAGGTAATCCAAATACATTGCAAGTGTTAAGAAATGCCCGAATAGCTCCTATAATGCAGTCAGGAAAGCAAAGGAATGTAATGTCCTTAACTTTCAAAGTTGCTCAGATAGGTAATGAGAATTTCACGGATGATAATGGTAGTGCATCTGGTAATTTTACAAGTGTTCATACGTTGACTAACTCAGCTGCTAACATGGCGGGGAATTATCCATCGAATAAATCCTTTGTGATTATTGGTAAGCTTGAGGACAAGTTTACAAGCGTTGAATTTTCAGCTACTGTTGCAACCGAAAGCGTAGTAATGTCCTATGATAAGAACGGACGTGTTGGCATCGGTAAGGTTGCTGAGTTCGGTAAACCTGGTTCTTTAGACGTTCTGGGTGATATCTACGCAGACAACAAGCCTATCCAACAGCATCAGTTGACAAAAAGTGGAGGAAACTCCTTGAGTGCTGAGATTGATTGGAATAACTACACAGATTCAGGCCTATTCATGGGCAGTAACTTACAAAATGCTCCTCAAGGAGGAAATGTCTGGAAACATGTGCAGGTTTTAAAACACAATGACAACTGGGTAGTACAAGTTGCCTATGATTTTCATGGTCAAATAGCAGCCGTTAGATCTAAAACTAACGGAACATGGAATCCTTGGAAGTATCTTGCGATGAAAGATGATGTTTCAAGGATGCTAACCTCAACTAACTGGCAAAATGCTAATTTACAAAATGGATGGGGTCATCATAGGGACTATGGGAATGTCCAATTTTCAAAAACATTTGACGGTATTGTGTATTTAAAAGGTACGTGTAAAGGCGGAAATACTACCCGTGAGTCAATTATCTTTACTTTGCCTGAAAATTTCAGACCATCCACAACATTATTTAAGACCGCACTAAACAATGATTATGGTTCTGCGGTTATCGGAATCTATTCAAGCGGTAACGTAGTCGTAAAGGGGAACGTTGACGCTACTTGGCTCAACTTCGATAATGTTTCATTCAAAATTTAAGGAGGAACTATGAAATTAGAGTACGGGATAAAGTCCCAAGAATTTGATGCAAGTGGAACAGCATCCGCTACAAAGGTCACACTTGTCAACTCAGATGGTGCTATTGTACCTATCTTGCTACCAGCTGATAAAATTAGCCTATCAAATACAGAGCTTTTCGAGCTCGCTCTGGAGGCTCTCTATCAGGAGAATTTTCCAAACCGTGCTGAAAACGAGAAGTTCAATAAGGTAGATGAACAAATCCAGAAAAATAAAGAGATGACCGCAAAGATGGAGCAAGCGACCGTGGAAAACAAGGAGAACCTTGACACGGTTTCAGCTATCACTGAGGTTCTCATCGCCCTAGCCATCTCTCAAAATGGGGGTATGCCTACTTATGCTTACAACAAAGTGGCTGAGTTCATCAAACCGCTTGTTAAAAGTACGCGGTATGGAAACGGCGATATCGTCGTTATGCCTTATCCGTTTGATACGAATCCAAAATGGCCGAGTGGGACCAAGACTATCTTTAAGTTCCAGATGCAAGCAACAGAGGGCTATACCTACAAGGAACAAGCACTCTCTGATATGCTGCAGCAAGGTGTGCTGACTGTGATCATGCCACGGATTGAGTAAGGGGGGATATATGCAAATCGAAATTTTTAATTTTTTAAGAAGCGTAGTCCAGACCGAAGATGGCCTGGTCTTGTACGCTCTAGCACTGATTGTCTCGATGGAAATCATTGATTTTGTCACAGGGACAATTGCTGCTATCGCAAACCCTGACATTGAATACAAAAGCAAAATCGGCATCAACGGACTCCTTCGTAAGATTTTAGGAGTCCTCTTGCTAATGATCCTCATTCCGATGTCCGTTTTGTTGCCTGAGAAGACAGGCTTCGCATTCTTGTACTCGATTTATCTCGGGTACATTGCATTTACTTTTCAATCCCTCATTGAAAATTACCGCAAACTAAAAGGAAATGTCACTCTTTTTCAGCCGATTTTAAAAGCGTTTCAGCGATTACTTGAAAAAGATGACGACAAAAACAAAGGAGAATAACACATGATTAACTGGAAAGTACGATTTAACTTAAAAAACAAAACATTTTTATTGCGAGTAGCATTCGCACTAGCTTTGCCAATTCTCGCATATTTTAATCTTAAACTAGAAGATTTGGTTAGCTGGGGAGTCATTTTAGACTTGCTTGGCAAATTCTTTGCGAACCCTTATCTTGTTGGTTTGACGATTGTAAATATCCTAAATATCATTCCAGACCCAACAACATCAGGAATCTCTGATAGTAAAAGAGCATTGGAATACTCAGAACCAAGTGAGGATTAGGAGAAAACAATGAAGAAAAACGACTTATTCATCGATGTATCTAGCCATAATGGATACGATATTACAGGTATTTTGGAGGAAATGGGTACACAAAATACCATCATCAAAATCTCAGAAAGCACAAGCTACCTAAATCCGTGCCGACATGCCCAAGTAGAACAATCAAATCCTATCGGGTTCTACCATTTTGCGTGGTTCGGCGGAGACGTAGAAGAAGCTGAGAGAGAAGCAAAATATTTTCTGGACAATGTGCCTCAAAAAGTAAAATACTTGTGCCTCGACTACGAAGATCACGCTAGCGGAGATAAACAGGCAAATACAGATGCATGTATTAGATTTATGGAAATCCTCAAAGAAAATGGCTACGAGCCAATCTATTACAGCTACAAGCCATTCACGCTCAATAATATCTATTATGAGCAGATTCTTGCGAAATTTCCAAATAGCCTTTGGATTGCCGGCTATGGATTAAATGATGGTACAGCTAACTTTGAATATTTTCCATCAATGGATGGTATCCGCTGGTGGCAATATTCTTCAAATCCGTATGACAAGAACATTGTTTTACTAGATGATGAAGAAGCTAAAGCCAAATGGAAAAAGAATGATACCGGATGGTGGTATGAATATCCTGACGGATCTTTTCCAAAAGAAGAATGGGAAAAGATCGATGGTACCTGGTACTACTTCAACGAGAGAGGTTATTCAATAGCTTCTCGCTGGTTGAAGGATGATGGCAAATGGTATTATCTCAAAGAAAATGGGGCAATGGCCGTTGGTTGGGTGTTTGTGAATGGCAAATGGTACTATCTTGATGCTTCAGGAGCAATGGTCACTGGTTGGGTTCAATATAAGGATAAACTATACCATCTCAAAGAAGAGAATGGCGAAATGTCTTCAAAAGAACTTGTCAAAGTCGAAGGAGGCTGGTACTATGTCAACGAAGATGGCAGCCGTTCAGACAAACCAGCATTTAATGTATTACCTGATGGACTAATTGTAACTACAAAATAAATTTTAAATAAAGAAAGGAGATTCTATTTTTCTTCTTAAACTAACCGCAGGCAGTAGCTTGCGGTTTTTTTGTTTTATAAGGGGCAAAAAAGGGGCAAAAATGTCGTAAACGTCTGTAAAACGATGTAAAGAAACAACTTTGTCCTCGCTTTAAAGCTCTAAATTTCAACGTATTGTGAAACAGTGTGAATTATCGTATTGTCTATAATTGTTGTGTGCTCTTTTTTCGTGCACTTAAAAAGCCCTTTAATATCAACGCTTTAAGGGGCTTTTGTTTGTCTTTCATAAGTAAAAGGGGCAGTCGAGGGGCACAATTTAAAATTTTATCTTGTCTAACTTGCTAGATATGTCTGATACCATTTTTTGAGTGACATGGGAATAAATCTCTAGCGTGGTCTTTGAGTCGCTATGTCCTACTCTATCCATGATAGCAGTCAAGGGGATACCTAATTCAGCAAGTAGGGATATATGGGAGTGTCTGAACATATGTGTAGTGATGTTCTTATCTATGCCGATTTTCTGGCCATGTCTTTTTAATGCACTAATAACTCTGGCATTTGTTATTGGTTCTCCTAGAGTATTGATAAAAATAAAATCTGTATCAAATCCATTTGTCGCATTCTCTATTATCTGCTCTTTGATGATGTCTAATACTTTTTGAGGTGCTGTTATAACCCTATCAGACTTGATTGTCTTTGGTGTAGTTCTCTCTTTTTGTCTGAAATCGTATGTATGCTTGATGTGAATGGTTTTTTTAGAAAAATCTATATCCTCCTTGTAATTTAAGGCTGCAAGCTCTCCATATCGCATACCAGTAAGAAAAAGAACTTTAGCTATTCGGATGTACTTTGTGATTCGATAATCACATAGAGCCTCTTCTTTTAAGTTTTGGATGAATAACTTAAACTCTTTTTGATCTAAATATTTTGTATTTTTCTTTCTGAGATCGTCAGTTGTAATCACCTTTCTAGGCATTTCAACAAATAGCATTTCATTTGTATCAATATAATTCATTCTGACAGCGAATTTCATTATCTGATTGAGTTTGAATTTAATTTTAGAAACATAGTTATGAGATCTCCCGTCTTGTAATAGTTGATCTATCACTTTTTGTAATAAACGTCTATCAATGTTTCTAACTAAATAGTCGCCCTCTATCTGCTTTAAAATCTCTTTTTTTACATTTTTTGAAGCATAGACTGTTGAATTTTTAACACCGTGTTTCCAATTCTCCTCGAATTCCTCATATAGTTTTTCAAAAGTTATATCAGAAACAAAATGTTGTTTTTCTCCTAACTTTTGTTTTATCTTTTCCTGCAGCAAGATAGCAGCTTGATTTCTTGCCTGGGGAGTTTTCTTCTCCATGGTCACTGAAACTTTTTTTAATTTCTCAGTATATGGATCTTTATACCGCTCAAAAAATTTGTATTTTCCGTTGGGAAGTTCTTCCATCCACATTGCGTTTACCTCACTTTTTTGTTAAAATGGGTATAAGAAAACGACCTTTTGAATGGTTATTTCTTATACAGGATATCCTCACACTCAACGTTTGGCGATGACGAGTGTGGGGATTTTTTATTTACGAATTATGAACGATAACGTCCAAGGCTCCCATGATTCGCTGAGCGTTCTCGACGGCTTCTTTGTATTCTTTCGAAGTGTTCTTTACTGGCTTTCTAATCAAGTCAATAAATACGACTGGTTTAGTGAAGTCATTTGAGGTTACACGGACTGTCATGTTTAAAATTTTAGAAGTTGATTTTCTTTTTGCAACAATACCGCCTGCGACAGCGCCAATCGCACCAAACATAGCGCCTGCAATCAATGCTTGACCAACTCCTCCAGAAACAACCGTTTGATTATTGATAATCAATTCGTACGATACTAAATCCTCGAACGAATACCAATCTGTGTCATTCTTATCTTTCTTGATCAAGGACGGTATCAAAGACAATCCCATCGTTCCCATTGCAAGCCCTGCTTTTACCGAGCCTTTAATAGCTCCTCCGACCAATCCAGAAGAGCCTTTTGCTTTTTGAGATCCATGAATACGATAGGTACGATTATATCTATCAATCTCAAGTGGTCCGACTTTGTCCGTTTTTCTGCTTCGTGGAGCAGGAGATGGAGAAGCCGTTTTATTGACTGGCTGAGCTTGTTCGGTTGGTTCTTGGTTAGCAATAGAATAACCGCAGTTAGGACAGAACTTGTAACCTTCTACTGGATTGCCACATTCAGGACAAAATTTCATAATAACCTCCAAAATAATAACTATTTAGAATCCTTTATGCTCTTTTTTCTACCCATAGCCGACGAGGTTATGGGTTTTTATTTTTCTCAATACCTCGCCACAATACACCAGCTATCACATCTGCTTTTAACATTACACGTCAATATCATAATATTGTTGTAAGATATTGTTCCCTTGTTTGTATTTTGTAACGAGGTCAATAGCTACTCGTCGTTGCTGTTGATCGTCCAACAAATATTCATCATAGCTCAATATCCGATAATGAACAAAATCAACTAATCGATTAAAAAGGGCGTTATCGCTGATTGTATTTGCTTGTTTAATTTGCTCGTATGAGTGCTTGTTTTTGAGGTGCCAGACCATGCGCTCATTATTGATGTAAAAGAGAGAGGCCATGGTGTTAGCCTCTATTTCTAGCGGATTGCTCTGATAGTTGTTAGCGCAAGCGAGGGCGACCTCATCAGAACGGCCCGTGCTAAAATGGGCTGCAATATGGGCTAATTCATGCAAAATGGTAAAGATAACCCGTCTTTTGATATGTGTTTGATTGATATAAACAAGGTACTTTTCTTTTTCTTTGCTATAAATGGTAAAGCCGTCATTGTGTTTACAGATGATATCATCCAAGTAGGTAACATCTGGATGATTGACAAGCCCTCGATATCTAATGTATTCAGACCCAAGTAGACCGGCTGAAGGAAGCATAGGAAACGGGTCCTTTTCAAAGAAGATAAAATGAAGGTTGTAAGTCTGTTCAAAGTAACGGATAATGTGCTGAAAAGTAACTTGTTCAAGTGGAATATTATTCTGTCGAGAAACTGCTTCGATCACCGGGACGGCGTAATCCCAGTGTTGGATGTACTGTCTACGGGAAATAATTTCTCTAGCCATAATTACCTCCACTTACTGTCATCGTCCATCAGGGTTTTAGCAGTTACCATCAAGCTTTCAATCGCCTTATTAAAACGAACCTTTTCTTCCTCGGTCATGTTCTGGGTCTGATTTCTGAACGCTGCGACAAGTTCAGTCTCAGCTGGACCAAGATATGCATTTTCCTTGTCATCCTTTGCAATAGCAGGATTATCTGTCCGTCCGAGTAAATAATCGGTGGATACGTTGAAGTAGTTAGCAATTTCTGCGATACGCTCAGCATTTGGCGTAGAGTTTTTTATCTTATACAGTGTATTTCTGCCATAACCCAAGTCTTCTTCGACTTGCCCAAGAGCTTTTCCACGCTTTTTTGCTAATTCTTTAATTTTTTCAAATGTCTCAAACATTGTTAAATCAACCTTTCTAAGACATTACAAAAAAATTTAACAAATTTGGTGTAAAAAGATTGACTAATTATCCCAAATGGTGTAAAATGTTTTTTGTAAGTAAGAAATAACTAAAAAAACAACTAAGAAAATAAATTATAAAAATGTTTTGGCGAACGGTATTTATAGATTTATCATTGTTTTTATTATGCTTTCATTTTAGCCAATTTGGTGTGAGTTGTCAAGTGTAATGCAGAAAAATAGTTAAAAATTTAGTTGTTTCTTATTTACATAAAGTGTAAAAAGGAGGAATGCATATGCCAGATATCGCAAACGGTCGTGAAAAGGTTAATGCTTTCTTAAAAGAGAAAGGTATTAAAAAGACAACTCTAGCGGTTGCTTATGGCTTTAAGCGACAGGAAGTAACAAACATTCTAAGTGGGACGACAAAAGGTCCACGAGCGAACAGTTTCATTCTTCAGGTTATTGAAGACTATGGGATTGAGTAGCACAAAAAAGCACCTAACAGAAGTCAGGCGCATATCAAAATAACTAACTGAATTATATCACGAAAGGAGCAAAAATGGAAGCAGTTGAAATTGTAAGAATTAAAGATGTGATCATTGAAAAAGTCTCTGCTAATGATGAAGAATTAGAACACATCTTTGGATGTTCAAAGCGACAAGCGGGAGACATGAGACGCGAGATGAAGAAGCTACCTAGCCAACAGAAGCATCTTAGGAATGATGGCCAACTTGTCACGATTAAAGGTTTTGATGCCTACCTGCAATACAGAGGCAGTCGAGATTGGAAAAAAGAAATGGTGAAAAGCAAGAAAATGAGGTCAGTCGGATGAACCTACTAACAAGAATTAAAAACTACTTTTCGGAAGAGGTCGAAGAAACCAATCTGGACTGGAGAGTGGTCGCTCTGGACCTCAATCAATCACTGATTGAAACACAAGAAAAACTTCAAAATGCCAATCAGCGTATTGCTGATTTTGAAACAATCGTAGCAATCTATAGAGAAAAGGAGAATGCAAAATGATGGAATACCTTTATTTCGTAACAATAGTAGGAATTGGACTATGGTCGCTAGTGAATACACTGGATGACCACGTTGAAATGAAGAAGCAAGAGCGTCAGATGATAGCTAACAATGTTGCACGCATGAACCTGGAGAAATCAGATAAGCAATTTACTTATGATGTGCAACCTCCGGAAGGACTTGCGAAAGGTGTAGAAGAAGGAGTTTGAAATGGTCCGAAATAAATTGACAGATTTAACCAATACTCTTTTTGCCCAACTAGAAACTCTGGACGATAGGGATCTTACTACTGATGAATTAAAAGTGGAATTGCAACGCTCGAAACAAATGGTCGCTATCTCTGGCCAAATCCTTCAAGCTGGCCAGTTGGCGCTAGATGCCGAAAAATTCAAAGACAAGGTAGGTGAAGTCAATGCCCCGATCGCTTTGCTGGAAGGATGAGTACACGGAGTACATGCATGAGATATGCCCTGGTCGATTAACTCCTGAAGTAACTAGGTTACTAAATGAGAAATTTGGTACAAATTACAACAAGACTCAAATCGGCGGGGTACGCAAACGTCTTGGGTTACCGGTTGGGAAAATCTATCAAGGTCGATTGCTGACGAGGGAGCAACATGATTATCTTGTGTCAATTCAAAAAAATAAACTCTCTCGTGATGTCGCAAATGAAATGAACCAAAAATTTGGCTTATCACTAACGGAGAAACAAATTAAGAGTTATCGAAGGAATAATAATCTACATAGTGGTTTGACTGGAAGATTTGAGAAAGGTCAGACTCCTCACAATAAGGGGAAGAAATATCCAAATATGCCAAAAAATAGCGGGCAGTTCAAAAAAGGTAATAGGCCTCCAAATTATGTACCAGTTGGTACAATCAACTACACAACCGATGGCTACCCGAAAGAAAAAATTGGAGAACCTAATAAATGGGTGTTGAAACACCGCAAGGTTTGGGAGGAACATCATGGCCCGATACCAAAAGGATACTCAATCGTTTTCCTAGACGGAGATAAAACAAACTATGATATTTCAAACCTAGCTTGTTTATCTAAAAACGAAATCGCTAGAATGAATCAAAATCATCTATTCACGTCCAACGCTGATTTGACCAAATCTGGTATTGGACTAACAAAACTTACAAACAAAATCAGAGAGGTAGAAAAAAATGGCTAGTTTATACGAACTAACAGGTCAGTTCCTAACAATTTACCAATTGGATATCGATGACGAAACAAAAGCAGACACGCTTGAGGCCATCGATTGGCAAGAACAATTCGAACAGAAAGCCGAAGGATATGCCCATGTTATCAAGAATCTAGAAGCCGACGTGGCCATGTACAAGGCTGAGGAAGAGAGCTTCAAAGCCAAGAAACAGGCGGCACAGAAAAAGCTGGATTATGTTAAAGATAACATTATGACAGCTATGAATGTCACAGGTCAAACCGAAGTCAAGAGTGGTGCCCTGATTATAAAAATTGCTAAGAATCCAGAATCAGTCAAGGTCAACGAAGATGACCTTCCGAAAAAATATTTTACAAAAAAAGTGACGCTTGCGCCAGACAAAAAAACACTCAAAGAGTTGCTTAAATCTGGCAAGAAAGTCAAAGGTGCGGAACTTGTCCGGACAGAAAAGTTGGTGATTAAGTAATGGAATTGATGAATAAAACACGAGTAACGGATTCACTAGCAGTTGTGATTGGACCAGAATCAATTGAAGTGCTTGTTACAGAAGGATTTCTATTCGATGTTGCGATTCGTTTTGTGAAAGTAGACGAAACGAATCTTGATCAGGGAAATGAAAAGCCGGTGTTTACTCCGGAGTACAAGCTGGTCACAGTCGCTAAATACAAAGAAAAACCTATCTTTGAATCGGAAGAAGATATTCGAAAATTCGAAAAACAAGCAAAAGAAATTAAGGCGCTATTTGCCTTTGCAAAGGTAAATAAACAAAATTGGTTTAACACGGCCCTTTATCCAGGAGTGCTGACTGAGAAAGTTGGTGTCTAATGAAAATTTTAGCAATTGATCCATCAAGCAACAAAATTGAAACCAGTACAACAGGGGTAGTACTCTTGGATAATGCGAAATTAGTCGATAGCTGGGTTGTCTCTTATGGTATGCGAGGCTTCGCTGACTGGTTTCACGAAATCGGAACAAACCTTGAATTCGATGTAGTTATTGTTGAAGAATTTAAGGCGAGGGATAACGAAAAGTCAAAAGATAATAGCGTGGCAGAAACCATCGCTTATATTCAACTTTGCTATCCAGGTGCCATTCTTCAATATAACGGTGGGTACAAGTCAGATATTCCAGATGACCTTTTAAAAATCTTAGGTCTTTGGAAGTTTGAAAAGAGTCACCACCAGGACATACGAGCAGCAGCAAGACTTGGATTATTTTGGGCAATGAGAAATGATATTGAAGAAGTGGTTCAGGATATTGGAAAGGTGGTGAGTGAGTATCACAATAACTCTTAGAAAGTGGCAAGCTGAAGCGGTCAAAAGGAGTGACCACTTATCAAATGGAATCTTCTTAGAAGCTCTTGGGGGCAGAGGTAAAACTATCTGTGCACTTGCTATCGCAAAACATAAGAAAGCTAAAAAAATCATCATCACAAACAACCGACTGGCAATCCTGAATGGTTGGATTGAAGCAGTTAGGTTTATGAATTTTGATGAAGATGTTGAGATTATCATTCAGACAGATAGATATCTTCAAAATCTAGTCAAAAAGGGGCATAAATTAGATTGTGATGTGCTGATAGTAGACGAATGGCAGAATATGTCGTCTGACAAACAAGTGGCCTTATATCGCAAAATAAAGCGAAAATACACGATAGGTCTTTCAGCGACACCGATCCGAAAAAAAGGACAAAATTTCTATCCGCTTGAAAAAACGGTATTTGGTTGGGCAACCCCAAATAATAAATTTGACTGGCAAAAGACTCATGGTCAAATGCAGTATGATCCATTTTCATACTCAAAGGAAAAATGGAAAGATTTCAAAGACTATGAAACCTATATTTCAAACTTACCCAATTTCTTCCGCTGGGAAGACATTGAAAAGATTGAGAATGCTACTGAAAATAACGGTTTTGAAACCAAGTTCTATCCAGTCACAGTTGAAGCTGGAAACCCTGAGAAATTAGCTGAGTTTAGGCAGCTTAACCTGGTCACTGTTGGAGACAAGACGGCTATGGCCAAACAGTCCTTTGGTCGCAAGACCTTTGAGCAGTACCTAAATCAAACTGGTGTGACCGTTGATTTTCCAAAGTTGAAACCAATTAACGTTGACACACCTCTCATGCTAAAGCTAGACGGTTTGATTGAGAGAACACCTCATGACATGCTGATTGTCAGCAAGTCTAAGCAGATTGTCAACGTCATTCGCGAGCGCCACCCTGAAATTGGAATCTGGACGGGTGATATCCAAGAAGGACTTGATAAGAAGATAGTGGTTGCCACCAGTCAAGTCCTTGGAGTGGGGGTTGATGGTCTGCAGCATAAATATCAAACGGTTGTCGTGCTGGATCCGGTGGATAAGTCTTCTGGTGAATATGATGACTATCGTCAATTGTTGTGGCGCGTGACTGGTTCACGGCAGCAGCATGATGTGAATATTATCGAATTTTATTATAAAGAAAGTAAAAAAAGAGGAAAACAAAATGAACAAAAAAACTGAAATGATCGTATTTCGTAGTCGTGAAACTGGAAAATTTCTTGAGTCTTACAAAGACAGAGGTTCCTTGGCATTTAAAGCTGACTATTGTTGCTTGGAACATTGCTTGAAGATTCCTCGTAAAAAATACGAAGAAAACAAAAAGACCTACAAGGCTCTTGCGGTAGCTTTTGACTGTGAAATCGTCGCAGTTGAAGCAGAATACAAATTGACCTATCCGAATGGCTCAGAAGTTGAACCTATCAAGCGTGACCGTTCATCAATTGAGGACATGATTAAGGATATTATTGGAGGGCTTCTCTAATGGCATTTACACTTCCAGAAAATAAACCACAAGTTCCTAAAGATACCCCACGAAATTTTTTCATCTACGGTGAAACTATGAGCGGAAAGTCTTATCTTGCAAATGAATTCCCAAATCCAATCGTTTTGAACACAGACGGGAATGCAGAAGCTAACACTGTTCCAAGCATTCAGCTGATCAATGAAAAAGATGACAAGGGACGAATTGCCAATTCAGTAATTAAGCAGCTTGGAGATATCTTGCTTGCTCTCCAGACACAGAAGCACTCTTATGAAACAGTCGTTATTGATGTAATTGACGATGTGATTGAAATGATTAAGATTGCAGTTTGTGATGAATTAACCCCAGTTGGTAAACCTCGCTTGAAATCCTTGTCGGAAATTCCATACGGCAAAGGATACGATTTCTTTAACCAAGCTATCACAGAACTAGTCATTGACCTCAAAGCATTGCCAATGAATGTTATTTACATCAGCCGTCAGGTATCTGAATATGATGATAATGGCAATGCCACCAAAGACAAACCAAGCTTGAAAGATAAGTATGTCAATCTTATCAATGGAAACTCTGATTTGATGATCCACACTGAAAAACTTGGGAACAACTACAACCGTGAGGTTGACCGCAAGCGTAAGACCTACTATGTGAACCATGTTGATGACAAGGCTATTTTGAAAATCTTAGCAACTATCCGTGGGGCTGTTGAACCTGCAAAAGGTAAGCCAGCGCAAAAAAAAGAAGTAGCTAAGGCAACTAAACCAGCGAAAACCGAAAAGACAAAAGAGGTACCTAAGAAAGAAGTTGCCTCTGATGATGAACTATTTTAAGAAATAAAGGAGAATACACATGAGCTTACTAGATATCGCAAAATCAATCAAAAAAGAGGGCTTTGACCCACGCAAAGACAGTGCCAACGGTCCTGCACCAATCCCAGCTGGTACTTATCCAGTAGTCCTGAAGAAAGCAACCTTCAACGTATCGGACAAAGGCTGGGAAAGCCTTGGTTATCAATTTGAAATCCGTGGCGGTGATTACAGTGGACGCTCTGAATTTGCAACTTTTGGCACGCTGACTGAATGGAACGGTAAGAACCTTAACTGGGCAGTTGAACGCACCATGAAATTCTTTATCAAAGCCTTGGTCCTTGCTGGCGACAGTATGCAAGGAAATGAAGAAGACGGTAAAGCCTTGGAAGAGGCTCTACAACGTAAGGCAGTTGGCTCTTACTACAACCTTGTTATCTCTGTGACTAAGGGGAAAGATGGCCGTGAGTTCCGAAACTATGACCTTGAAGAAGAAGCAGCACAACCGCTGACTGAAGCTGATATTGATGAAGATGACCTCCCCTTCTAAAGTAAAAATCCTTGATGTGTGTTGTGGCTCAAGAATGTTCTGGTTTGACAAGAATGAACCACACACGATATTCATGGATATAAGGAAAGAACAGTTTGAAATTCATAGAAAGAAGGTTAATGTTCAACCAGATATTGTTGGTGACTTTAGAAACATTCCATTTGAAGACAATTGTTTTGACCTGGTTGTATTTGACCCCCCTCATTTGAAATGGGCTGGACCTAATTCAATAATAAAAGCTCAGTATGGTCAATTGGACAAGCATACTTGGAAGGAAGATCTTGCAAAGGGATTTGAAGAGTGTATGCGTGTCTTGAGAGTTGGTGGAACATTGATTTTCAAATGGTCAGATTGCCAGATTAATGTTAAAGAGATTTTAAATATTATTCCGTTCAATCCGTTATTTGGACAGCAAAGAGGAACAACACACTGGATGACATTTGTAAAATTTGAGTAGGAGGAAATGGCATGCCGTCGATGAAAGAATACGCATTACAGTATCAAAAGTTAGGATTCTCAGTCATTCCAATTAATCCTAAAAACAAGATGCCTTTGATTGATTTTGCTGATAAGCCAGCCATGACTCCATCTGAGATTGAAAACTTTTGGGACGGCTACCCTAATGCAAATATTGCACTCAAAACCACAAACTTCTTTGTTATTGATATCGATAAGCACGGCAAATCCAACGGCTTTGAGTCACTTAAAAAATGGAAATATCTGGGATTGATTGAACCGACACTGCAAGCTACGACGGCAAGCGGTGGGAAACACCTTTTCTACTTCAAAAGGGATGATATCCCAATAACTCAGATGATTGGTTTTCTTCCGGGAGTGGATATTAAGGCCCATGAAAACAATTATGTCTTAGTTGCCCCATCTGCCACGGACAAAGGACAGTACGAGTGGGACCTGGAAAAGTCTAAGGAAGGCGGTACTATGGTCACCCCTTCCAAGGAACTGATCCAAGCAATCAAAAAGCAATATGGGGACACCCACGGCTATAAGTATGATGGCAAAGATGGCTTGAGAGATTTGGCCAGGCGGTCACACACCAGGGACCGAACCCAGACCACAGACCTCTTTGAGACTATCGCCCTAGGCTTTGGTGACGAAGGCGGACGCAATGACAAGCTGGCAAGTTTTGTCGGTGGTCTTCTATTTCGGGCAGTTGATGATGAAGTTGTCTTACAATTGGCCAGGTTGGCCAATACGAACAGCCCAAATCCTCTATCAGACAGAGAGGTGACACGAACGGTTGAAAGTATGATTAAGAAAGATAGGAGGTGATTGTGATTGGTAATGTAGTAAGTATTGACTCACAACCTAAGATGATAACGACTGCTAAGGGAGACATCAAGGCCAACAGCCCAAGTAATGTGCTGATGTCTTTCAAGGCTGATGATCAGTTGAGTATTTACCTAAAGCACAACGATTTTTCCCAAGAGCATGAACTTCTTAAAGACATCAAGATAGGCAATACTCTTTTCAAAAAAGGGGAGCTGCCTTCCAACTTTGATTCAGTTGTAAAGGTTTATTTTGAAAGCGTGCTGGGTGTGGCCTTTTCTAACCAGGCAATGCTAGATGGCATGGAGACATTTTTTTCAGAACGGTCTTACAATCCAGTCATTGAGTACATGGAAAAGGCTGCTGAAAAATGGGATGGTCGTAAACGAATTGACCGAATGCTTCAGGTTTACCTGGGGGCTGAGGACATTCCCCTGGTTTCCAAGATTGCCCAGATGTGGTTGGTCGGTGCGGTTGCTAAAGTCTATGACCCCTACGTTAAATTTGACTATGTTCTGGATCTGGTCGGTGGTCAAGGCGTTGGGAAAACTTCCTTGCTTCAAAAACTGGGTGGTGATTGGTACACTGATGCAGTAACAGATTTTGCTAACAAAGACAATTACGATATCATGTTGAAATCCTTGATTGTTAATGATGATGAAATGGTTGCTAGTAACCGAATGAGTTTCGCTGAAACAAAAGCCTTTATCTCAAAAACTAGCCTACGCTACCGTAAGCCTTATATGAAACGGACCGAAGAATTCGCCAAAAATTTCATTTTGGCCAGGACTACTAATCAAAAAGAATATCTAAAAGACAAGACGGGTGAACGTCGTTTTCTACCAGTTATGGCAGATAGTAAACGGCAAAAAAAACATCCAATGGAAATCGAGCCGGAGACAATTGAACAAATTTGGGGTGAGGCTGTCACAATTTATCGTGCTGGTGCCGATTTGATGTTTGATGAAGATACAGAAGACGAATTGAACATTTATCGAGAACAGTTCATGTATCGTGATGAAGTTGAATTACAAGTGCTTGAGTATTTAGACATGCCTGTACCCGAAAACTGGTCAATGTGGTCTATTCAGCAACAACATCAATATACAAACAAGTATTTTGACAACAGCAATGAATTTGAACCTGGTAATAGCAAATTAACAAAAGTTTCAACAAGGGAAATGATGTATAACCTATTCATGAGAAATTCGAATGACAGGAAGCTGTCAACTAAAATTAACATGATCATGGATAATCATCCTGATTGGAAAAAAAGTGTTTTCCGAGCAGGAGGTAAAAGTACAAAAGGGTTCGTAAGAATGAAGAATTCGGAAAAAACTAATCGGTAG